CATATTATTAAGAGAGTCTTTACTCTTTAAACGTGGCCAGGGAGTGGTTGAGGCACACCAATTTACAATATTGTCAAATTTATTAAGTATTCCATCCTTAACAAGATATTCCTTCTCGCTTGCTATAGCAAATGCCTGCACATCACCTTTGTTAATACTTGTATCACCAAGAATAAGAATACGTGCAAGATCTGACCCTCCCTCGTATGAGAAACCAACCCCCCTGCGTTTTAATTCTCCACAATGTTTACCAGCTTCACGAGCTTGGTATTTGTAGTGATAATGAAGGTAACTACCATCATATACATCAGGAAATCCTCTAATCCTTTCAGACCTCTTAGTCCCAGGAACAATCACATTCCTTAGAATGGGTGAGTAGTTTAAATAAAAATAATATGGGCCAGGAATCCACTCCCCATCAGATTCTCTAATAACACCTTCCCTGCATTTGCGAGCCTCCTCTTTCCAGAACTTACGATAAGAAGATGATGGTGCCGAATTTGGAAACAAATTCGTATATTTATTAAATTTTTTAAAATGAATTGCAGGTTGACGAAAATAATCCATATCCTCAAGAATATGAGGATTTACTATATCAACCTTAATTCTACCAAGAGAATCACGATCAAGATCGTGGGCATACTTTCGTGTGGGAGATATAAGATTTTGTATAAACAAAACAGTCGAAATGAATTCGACTAATTCAGAATAAACCTCTCTTTCTAAACTACTCTCATTGAGAGTAGTTTGTAAATTATTGTAATCCATTTCTAAGCCCCATCTTCTAACATAGCTTTTGTTCTACTTCCCACCTTATCCTTCTTAGATTGAACCTCCTTCTTAACCATGTTTTCCAATTTAATTAGGTTTTCAAGAATACTTCCACTCTTCTCAATTACACTTGCTACTTTACTAATGTCATATTTTAACTTTCCATTTCTGTCAGTAGCCAGAAAGTCTACCTCTCTAAAATATGTTCTCATCCTATCTATTACTACCTTTGCATCACGTAATAGAAGAAGTGGAATTATATCTTCGCTTCTTTTACGATAGAACTCTCTAGCTTCTCTGACAAACTTGTCTTCCTTCCAACCAACTGGTAGGTTTAGACTACTAATAACCTCTGCCTCCCTTTCTTTCTCATCAACGATATCACTAAAGTCAGATTTGAAATCCTCCATATAATAAATAAAACCCATCTCACTTAAAGCTTTTTCTTTAAGCTTTGATTTGTCTCTATCCCACAAAATCTTAAATGGTTTTAATAGGTAGGCTTCCTCAGCCACCGTTACCTGGTTATTTATCAAATCCACAAGTCTCATTATCTTTCTTATGCTTATCCTGTAATTTTTTCAACCTCTGTTGCCTTCGTTCCGGACAATAGAATATGAGAAAATAAGGTATGCGCAGGGAGGGAAATATTTGTTTCTCCCTATCACACCTATATCTCATTACTATTGACTGTAATTCAAATGGGGCTTTGTAAGCTCTTTCTACATCTATACTTCTAAGCCCCATCTCCTTTGCCAGGGAATCAATCAAATTCTTCACTGGGTCCATAATCTACTTCTTCCAGATTCTTAAAAAACTCCTCTTCTTCCTTTATTTCTACTACACAAACTGCACATAGGGGTATGAACTCTCCAAGTTCATTTTTTATAGAATAAATTGATTTACTCATTTGTGATCTCTCAAGAGATTCACATCTAATGCACTTAGTTTTCATATTTCCATATATATCCCCCAGATGTTTTACTTTTTCCTCTGAGACAAGAAGAAAGATTTTGATAGGAAATATTTGTTTCCTCACTCGCTTCTTTTAAACTATTATATCTTTTTATAAAAATAATATTTAAATCAAACTTTAAAATTGGTTTACAAAATGATTTATATTTTTTCAACATTGCATCACTTGTTTTATATTTTATACCAATTTTTTTTAATTTTATCTTTTCTATAGTTTCTATTGATACTGGATGGCATAACATACGTAACCTTTGTTCTTCTGGCATTTTTAATCCTTTATTCCAAGCTATTTGTACTCCTTTCTTATTTTTATTCCAAGGTATTAATCCTCTTCTTCCTTTTCCAGCAAACTGACAAGTATTAAAATATGTATAATGCGAATCCAAAAAATACTGTTCTATTTCAATTAGTTTATCTTTATCACACCCCAGTAGAATTGAAAATTGTAAGTCACTTATTCCATATTTATTGTAGTGCCTCTGCAATTTAATAGAGTGATGTCTATTCTTTCGTAGGGAAAGAAGATGTCTTATCCATCTATTTTCTATCTTAGAGGAACTACCAATATAACATCTATTAGGTTTTAATAAAGATTGAATTTTATATATTCCACAAGAGTATTTCATTATCTTCCTGGTATACTAACTAATATAGACTTTTCTTTTGGTAATGTTGATTTTCTATCTCTTGGTGTTGCACCACAATTTAAACAACGAGATAATGGATATCGTCCTGTATGAGTATAATAATATTTATCAGGTATTAGTTCTAATTTCTTACTACCACAATGAGGACATTCTTTTTCCATTGAATTAGTATACAATGATAGATTTGCATGAGATTTAATCCAAGGTCGTAGTCTAAGATATACTTGTTCAAGTATTTCTACGTCATGTCTATTGTAGAACTCCATTTCACCAAGAGCTTTACTATCACCACTTATACATCTTTTCCATAATTCAAACGTAGTTTCTATCTTAGCTGGGATACCAAAAACTCCAGCTAATGCATCTAAATTATTATGAGTAAATCCAAAATTCCGTTGGGCAATTTTAAGCGTGTCAATCTGTTTATAATATGTTGTTGGTCCTAAACCGTTTAAAACAAAACGACTATTAATATTTGGGATATCAAAATTATCCCCGTTATGGGCTATTACTATATCCGCATCTGAAAGAATATACCATAATTTTCTAATCAATCTACTATCATCTTCATTAATAGCCTCAGTAGAAGTTAATTTATCAGAAATAATAGTATCATCACCTAACCACTTACAACTAAAAGTTAATATAAACCAATCAGAAACCACTTTATCATGTTGTATATTAGCTTTCCATACTTGTTTTTGATAGACAAATACTAAAAGTGGACTTGTTTCAATATCAAGTAACAGTATCTTAGGTACTATATGCGGATTAGTCTTAATGGTTTCCTTAAATAAGAAACCTTTATTATGTAATATTCTTTTAGCTTCTCTCACATCCTCTGGTAAAGATTTAAGATATGTAGCAACTTTTAGTGCACCCATACGCATAAGGTAGGGCTTTTCATTAATTTTTTCAACTATTTCAGTTACAGTCATTTTATAAGTTTTTACTCTTCATCCTCAAATAAAAAAATAAGTTCACTCACTTTTGTAAATAAATATTTAGGTAACAGGACATTATCGCCTATTATTCCAAGAAGTTTTAAATTACTTAAAATATTATACACCCCATTTAATTTAATACCCATTTTGTCAGAAATCTCTATCCTTGTATCATATGAGAATATCAAACGATTCCTTTCTTTAAAGGGGATATTCCTGTATTTATGATTAACCTCAAGCAGGTGTGCATATAGTTCTAACTCTTTAGGTCTTAATTTATTAAACGGGGGTATATTACTTAAAATTAAAAGTAGCTTAATGAAATATGTGTTTTCTTGTACCTTGACTCTTATCTTCATGCTTGCTTAATTTACTGTTACTAAGTTTCCAGAATAATTCTAGTTGAAGAGGAGTCAACTCACTCATTGTTTCACCCTCATTAAGAACTGATTCTACCACTTCAACGAAATAGATATTATCCTCAAGATATATTTTCTTGACACATTTACCTAACTCCGTATAGACTAATTCCCCTGCTTTTATTTTGTCTTCTGATACTTTAACAAGTGGAATGGTATTTACTCTGTAATATTGCATCTCTATAAAATTATTTGGTAAAGATAAATATAATAAATGAGAAAACCTAATATTTTTGCATTTATTTTTCAAATTTATTAAAAAAATTACCCCAACCTATTACAGTCAGGGTAATTTAGCAATTTATTTGATAGTGATGGAGAGTGATTTTCTCTCAGATTTATCTCTAGGTATTGTAATCTTAAGAATACCAGATACATACTCAGCAGTTGCTTTATCAAGTAGATAAGTCTCATCTATAAACTTACGTATTACAGAGTAAGTGATAGTTTTCTTATTTTCTTGAACTATATCCAAGAAGAGAGTATTGTCTTTAACAAAAAGATCAAAGTCCTTTTTGTTATGCCCAGGAACTACAACCTTGACGGTTAACTTGTCATCAGTTTCCTTATAATCAGACCACATAGGTACTTGAAAATCCCTGTAGTTAGGAAACGTTTCATAAAATTTAATTAAATCTAATGTAAACATATCTTTAAATTTTTTAGTTACAAAATTGCCACTACAAATTTTATGCCAGATTTTGAAATCCAGGTTTACGTTTAGCAAATTCTGACTTATCTAATTTACTTATACCATGATCTATAAGTTTAAAAGCATCCCAGAATTTACAACCAAATATCCAACGCTCATCACGAAAGAATTGATTAGCAAGATCATTACTCATAGAAACCCAAAATGCTCCCTGAGTCATCTTTCTCTTAAAGAATATACTCTCACTTAAGAATTCTTCTATAACAAAATTTCTATAATCATCAAATGACTTTTCAGTTTCATTTGGTAGTCCCACTGGATGTTTCAGTATTTTCTCGCTTTTTAACATAAGTTTTTCCTTTCTGCAATGGTTTATATTTCATATCTTTGGTATATTCATTCCAAAGTGCGTCACTCACCTTAGAAAGGTGCACCATATCCCCTCTTAAATAATCCTTTAACTCTGCACCTAATATTTTCCGTATATCACTAAATGCAGTATAGTCAATACTACGTGGACGAAGTCCTTTAAAAATACCCTCTATCTCCACTTTAGTTAAAGTTATTACACGAGTCTTTCTCTCTTTATCACTTTCACTAGAGAAATTAATTTCTCTAATTATAAAGTCTCTAGTTTGTGAGTCGTTTAGTTTTTCTTCCAAGAATCCCATCAAAATTAAAATTATCACGTTCTACTAAAAACTTAATACCCATTCTTGGTACAAGACCATATTGTTCCCCATTGTAATTAAACCCCTGTGTAGTACTAAAATCAATTACAATATCTCCGATATTAACATCTTCAATATCTCTACCATAAGTAATAACCTCTGCATAATCTACCTGAGGTCCTCCTTTTTGCTTACTATCAGGAGTTACTATAAGGGAATCTTTTACCTTAATTTTAATTAATACATAACCTGCACTAACTTTAATTTTTGAAATGTCTTTTACTCTTTCCATATCTAATTTATTTATTTACTTTTCTTAAAATAGGTTTCATCCATTTACCATATCTATACTTTAAATGGTTGTCCCTAATATAACATTTTGCTGCTTGATGCATAAATTTATGTCGTTTTGGATACCAACTAAATGTCTTATCCCATCCTACAATTTCATACTCATTATCCCCTATTTTTATTGTATCCATATCTAATTTATTCTAATTATTTCCCAACTTACTTTCTTATCTTTAACTAAATTTCGTATACTTCTCTGTGTTGAACTTAATTGTGACTCACCAGTTTTTACCTCAAGAAAAACAATTTGATCATCATCAAATACAATATAATCTATTGGCATTCCTAAAAAATGTGCTTTCTTTGGATCATACTTAAACTCCTTTAAAAATGGAACTAAATGTTCAGATATCTGTCCCAATCTAACTTCTGATGATTTCTTCTGACTTAATAATTTAGAATAAGATTCATCTTTTAATACTACTAGAAGATTTAATCTTCTAATATTAAACCAGCATATTCCAAGAGTAAATAATAGAATTAAAATTAAAACTACTAAAAATATGATCATTGTTTTTTATGTTTTTCTAACCATAATAAAAATACTATATTACACATTGCATGACTTAAGTGACTTAAACCTGATTCACTATCAGTTTTTTCCCCAAGTCTACTTGCAGTTAAATGTCTCATAAGTGCAGCATAATATCTATTCTCTCCATCTTCAACTAACTGCCAATTATTAGCATCATATTTTTCTGCTCCAAAAGTTAATATTTTAACAACCTCTTCTACACAATCTAAAGGTAGTAAATCCCACCTTAACTTTCCGGTATCAAACTTTTTTCCTTTTTCCATAAAAATGTAAATTCATATTCCTAATAGTATCAAATACGGGAATGTTATTTGATTTTGCAGTCTCAATCTCTTTTGCCGTACCACTTGATGTTTCCCAACCAGGGGTTAAGAATATAGCATCAGCTGATACTAACCAGGGTTGTGAATTATCAAAATATTCTGCATAGTCAAAATTACCATCTACTAATCCTTCTAAAAAATCATTACAAGGTACATAAACAGCATATCCTGCACTTCTTACTTCTCTTGCAGTTTTAATCATACGATGAAAATTCTTAATATAACCAACTGCACTGTCATTTAGTTTCCCCGCTACATAAACTTTCTTCTTCTCCATAATTACTGTTTTAAAATTAATTAACATGATGTAAAGATAAAACAAATAATTGGATTTACCAAATAATTTGACACTTATTTTTAATAAAAATGAAAAAACCTGCAAATTCCATGGATCTGCAGGTGTTATAAACATATCTTGTAAGATATGTCGGGCATAGAATACTATTCTATGTGGGGTTACTTACTATCTTTTTTATCTTATCAATACACACAAAATCATTAAAAACTTCACTATTACTAAATCTTTCGATTCTTCTGATACCTGCCAGAATAAGATTTGCTTCCCTTATTCGATCTTCTACAACTTGGTCACGGTGGCAACCACCATCTATTTCTATTACACATTTATACTTTGGTAGATATATATCTACAAGGTAGAATGATCTACCAGCATATATAATCTTCTGAAATTCATACTTAATCCTTAAAAGTCTTAAATATTCTTTAAACTTCCTCTCTGCATGAGTTTGATTCTTAATCAACTCCTTTCTAAACTTTTCAGCAATCAAAACCAAAGTTTTGCTTTTCCTTCGGAGTTGATCTAATTCAAACTTAGATTTATGTTTCTTATGTACTTTAATTTTCATTAACTTATTAACTAATTAAATCCCCTACAATCCAATAGTTTGAATTGTTAATTGATCCTAAAGATTACCTACACATGCCGTACGATTACACCTAAAAATGAACATCCCTTGGTTTTACCTACCTTCTTGTGGGATCCATGTTTCACCAATCTTTAGCTATGATATGGAATTTAATTGTGCAAATGTAATATATTAAAATGAGAAAACCTAATTTTTTTCAATATATTTTCTTCCTATATAACTTAATTTTTTTACTAATTAACTAACTGATTGAGCATCACTACTGTGTGTAAGTTCAATATTAACTACTCCTGTACCACAGGTAATAGTTGGGTATACATAAGGTGTATAAGGATGATATGTTGGGGTATAATAAGGAATAATCACAGGATTAGTCCAATAGTAAGTATATCCTCCTGGTTCAAAAGTATAATTATTATACTCTTCTCCTAAAAGTCTTTTCAAAGTTTTTACTAATTCAAATAGATTCATACTATCTAAAACCTTGACAGTCTTTGCGTTGGTATCAATTTGTAATTTTGCCATTTTATTTAATATTATAATATCGTAAATTTGTTTTATTTCTTCTAGTACCTAATAAATATTCACATAAAGTACTTAAAGGAATATTATACTCTTTAGAAGCTTCTGTAACTGTGTTAAATATTTTTCCTGTTTCAGTATTTAGAACTTTTCGTGCCATAAAATTTTTCTCTCCCATATGACAGTTAGAAAGTATTTCCCTTACCACTAAGGTATGTGTTTTTCCTCTTCTAAAGTTACCAATTTTTTCTCTGGTATCTTTTTTTACTATTCTACATGTTTGACCATCTCCTCCATCTGTTAAGTTAACTAATGTTCCTGTCTTTTTATCTTTTCTACCATATAATTTAATAAATTCTTTTTCTTTATCTTTTATAAATTCATTATTATTTGATTCAAATAAAATCTCTATTTCATAATCTGTTTTATTGGTAATATTATACCAAAATTTACTTCGATGAAATCTACAAGTAGACCTACTATAAAAATTATATTTTATATCATTAATTGTTTTTGTACCAATACCAATATAGAAAGGTTCATTTTTATCAAGTC